TATTTATCTTCCACCGCCTTTTAAGATACGATTTATGCGTTTCTTTCTTGCGGCTTGAACTTGTGTTTGTCTTACTGTTCTTTTACCATATCGTTCTGCAAGTGGACTACTAGGGTGTGCTTCTGAAACTTTAGACATCACTTCTTTCCAACCACTATCAGTTTTACCATCAATACTACCAACACTAGATACGATATTCATTTGTGTTGGTGGTAATAACTTGATGTGTTTCTTTTTAGTAAACTTTTCCATGTCTGAGATTGTCATATAATCTTCAAATTCAGTTTTTGTTTTACTATTATAAAATCTATATGTAGGCATTCTCTTGCTGTCTCCACTCTTTTCTCATTTGTTTATATTTAGGGTCGGCCACAACACGACTTCTTGCCTGATAAAATACTTTAGCAGACTTTGCTTTAGGACTTGTTGCCCAATCTTTTTCTTGTGGTCTTACCTTACCATTCTTATCATATTTTTTACCATCTTTGTGATTTGCATATCTTCTTGCTCTCGTAAAACCCATTTCTAAAAACTTTCTACACATATCCATACCTACAAAATCTTCTTGATCTTTGTATTGATGATATAGATAAAGTATTCTCATAGACGACATAGCGGCGTCATAGGGTGTCTTGAAACGCCAATACTGACAAATATCGTTTGTATATGGTCTGACTAATAATACACCTTGTTCACCACGTCCTATTCTATATCTTTTATCGTTAGGCGTAAACAAAGTATTTTTGTAATCTAAATTATAATCAAACTCAATCATTTCTTCTTTTTTCTTTTTTCTATTTCTGACATGATTATAATACAAATAAGCATTACTGTCAAGCCTGTAAATAGTAAACCTATTCCTTGTAAAAATGTCATTTTCTTTTACCAAGTTTACCAGTTCTGTGGTCTACTCTACCTTTTCTTTTTGCTTTATGTTTTGCTTTTCTTTTTTGTCGTCTTGCTTCTGTAATTAATTTATTCTTCATCTCCTGCACATATTGGACATTTACCGTTTACTAAATCACTTTCGCAAGCTGCACAAATTTGATGACTATATTTCACAGTATATCCTGTTGTGCCGTAGTCTTTACTATCAGGTATTTTCTTCCACCATTCACCATGAAAATCTTTACCATCATCATAACCATCTGAACCACCATCGACTAACTCGATATATTCTTGTCCTGATTGATCGTATCCTTTCGAATTAAATCTAAAAGGCACTTTGACTACGTTTACCATATGTCCTCATACTTTCCTGCGGTTTCTTCATACTTAAAGGTACCATTAGGATGATAGTATTTACTTTTTTCTGCTGCTTTAAATGTTGCAACTGTTATGATAATAGCAAGTATGAATACGAAGTGTGCTACTGCTGTATAACCAAATACAGTCCAACTGCCTACTAATAAACTAAATGTAATACACCACATCCATGCTAATATTTGTAGTGTTAAATGTCTAACTTGTAAGTCTGGTATATGTCTTAATGGATTTTTATCCATATTCATTATACCTTCCCAACTATCATGAATAAATTTTCTCATTGTACTCCTTCAGTAAACCATTGTGGTGTAGGTCTAGATGTCCACTTAGCAAAATATGCTTTTGCTTCTATGTAATAATTTTTATATGATTGTATAGAATCACCAGGCACTATACATTGTGGATAATGCGACATAGCAGGAGGTGGTTCTTGCCAACCATTATCTTTTAAATTAACTGGTGTGTGTTTTAAAAGTTCTTTGAGCAGTTCAATTGTACTGTGGTGTTTTTTATATCTGTAAGTATATTCTTTCCCAAGTTCCCTGAACAATGAGTACAACCAGTCGTAGTGCTGACTAGAAGAACGAGCCCACACAGCACTAGGGTGGTGATAATGAACTGCTTTGTAAATAGTTGCTTCTTCATTTTCGTTAGATAATCTATATCTTTGTACTTTTCTACCAGTTTTTGATTTTGCTTCATATTTAGTGCCGTCTATCATTCGTTTTGCTGTTGATAATAATTGAGCATATTCAACAATCATTTTAACCACGTGTTTATCTACATGAAGTTCAGCAGCAATTTTAGGGTCTTTGTTTAAATAAAATATATTCATAATATGATTATATCAGTTTAATTCTTTTCTGTCAACCCCCTTTATAGTCATCATAAGTTCTTGCAGTTTATCCATCCATATTCTTTTAAAATCTGGATCTTCAGCACCTTGATACATTTTATATAAGTTTGCTGCTCTATGCCAAAATAAGTCCATTCTATAACTCATATACACCTCTCAAATTATATTTAATTATTTCTTTTACTAACTCAGTATATGTAGGTTTACTAGCATATTTTGAAAGATAGTCTGCAAGGATTAAGGCGTCATCAATACCACTATCTCTTGCGGCTCTTAGTTCTTGAAATGCCGATACATTATTTAGTATATGTAAGTAGTCTATTACACTTTCACATTTGCTACTATACATTTTTACACCCCACCCAGGCCACTTAGTCCAAGGTATAGGTAATAAGTAAGGTTCATCTTTATCCCATGTTCGAATACCAAAAAGATTATTACCTTCGTTTGCAAATCTTGATTTACCCCAACCAGTTTCGATAACTGCTTGAGCAATAATTAGTTCATTAGGTATATGATATTCTGGTTCAATATATTCATACAAATAATTAATACAACCATTTAGTGATTTTACAAATACTTCATGTGATGATGTATCAATATTTGGTAAATTATATTCTTGTTGAACTACTTTATGAACAGCATATTTTAGTTCGATTGATTTATAAGGAATAACAACTGCTGTTTTCCAGTCTTTTTCAATCACTCTTAAATCACCTCTTATAGAATCTTTGTCAAAAACAGGTGTTTCAATCTCATGAAAATCAGCACAACCATCATCTGTGCAATTATATTTTTCGTTATACTTACTAACCCCAAAAGCGATTAGAGCAATCATTAAAGTTATTTTAAACATTGATAAGTTTCTTTAACTCCTTTTTAGTCGCATACGGTTTATATAAACTACATTTGAACCATCTAAATTTTGGTGTCGGTGTAGCAGGACCTTCCATTGCAAGTTCATTTTTTGCTTCTGCATAAATGACCTTTTTCATAAACAAAGAAAGAGCTGCGTCATACTCTTTACAAGGTTTATAACTTGTTCTATCTCGTTTAGGTGTTTCATAAACACCTTTACGGTTTTCTATGATAGCCTTAATAATCTTTTTTTCGTATCTATCAAATTTCATAATTAAGATATCCTTTCGTATTTAACTTCTTCAACACCACAAGGTCCGCCAACAAGTAGTTCTTCTCCTATGTTTAACATAGCAAATTCTTTTTCCCACTCGTCACCCATGTAGGCGTCAAGATTCCATGTTTCAAGTTCTTTTAGTGAATGAATTGCTGTTTGACCATCGTTGTCGCCATATCCAGACAACCATGTAACTTTAAATTGTTTGTTCATTTTTTTTGATATCTCGTTTCTTTTATTTATCTTCAAACCTTCTAGTGCAAAGTCTGACCAGATACCGTTTTCTTCATTTATCATAGTGTTCATAATGTAACCTTTCGATTTATGATTATATAATACACTAATTCGAAGCATAAATCAAGCACTTTCTGGTATAAAAAACCCTTGTTTTCTGCGATTTTTAGGAATAATTTGCATAAAAAAACCCTTGAAAATCAACGATTTAAGAGTGTCTTAAACTGTTGAAAAACAAGGGTTTTTAGTAGGGGGTCCTAGGTAGATTGCAATATTAACCCCTATATTTTACTCTTTTTTCATAAAATTGTCATCCCAATTGAATGCTTCTTTTACTAAATTGCCAGTAAAACCTTTGTATTTGTTATTGATTTTTTTGTTTACAACTGTTACTAGAAATTCTGCTTCACCAGCAGACAATCCTTCTAACATTTGTATGAATAAAGTTTCTCTTTTATTTTGTGATATGGTATTGTCGCCACCTTTTGTGAATAGATATAATCTTTTTGCTTCTTGTTGTAGCATTGTATGTTCTGTTCCTATCGGGGCATCATTTTTCTCGAATGGTATATCATCACCTTTTGGTAATAACCATTCTATTTTAGGATCAAAAGCACCTTTTAGAACTTGTCTTAAAGCCACAGAATCATAATCTTTTAATACTTTAAGTTTTCTAGGTTTATCTTTTGCGTTATTTATTTTTGTAGCAATCTCATTCATAAGAGTTGGCACAGGTCTACCTGCGTCTGCTAGTGCCTGCATTCCTCTTTTAGTTGCTAAAGCGGGATGTGATGGAGTGTTAGGATTAACATCTCCTTCTCTGCTGGCGATTGTGCCATCAGGGTTTCTTCTTATAATAACCATTTTTTTCTCCTTAACAGTTCTTTCGAAATCTAAAATTCGTCAATGACTTCGATTAAAGTTTTAAGTTTTTTGTTTATAAAGTAACCTAGTATTTTATCTCTAGTTGCTACTTTAACATCATTAAACTCATTATTAATTTTGTCCTCAATATGTTGAGGTATACAATTTAAATCGATTATCTTTCGATTTCTATCGTAATGTTTTTGTTCTTCGTCTGTGAATGTAGGAAATACTTCATTCACCCAGCTATTTATCTTTTTTTTACTTAAAGGTTTCTGTCGTCTGCCTTCTACAAAGACATTATCATCAGATAGTATATTTGGTATACCATCACTTCGATCACCTTTTAGAACGTGCTCTCTTAAATATACAACAGGATCTTCACCTTTACCTACATATTTATTTAATACTGGATTGTATTGTTTAACACTAGGACTATGTAACTGTATAAAATCTTTATCACCTGACAGTATCAATGTATTTTTTAAATGATTAGGACCAACAACTCTTTTAAGTCTTTTAATTAATGTTGCAATTACATCATCTGCTTCACAAGTCTCAACTTCTATAACTTTATATGGTAAAAATGTTTTGATTTCATCTTTAATCATATGTAGAATTTGAAAGATAGCAGTCCAATCGTGATCTGATTTTTCTCTGTTTGCTTTTCGTCCTGCTTTGTAATTAGGAAAGTATTCTCGTCTCCATACATTTTTACTATCGCAAGCGATAATCATTTCACCATACTCTTTTCTAAATTTTTTATTATGAGCTCTGAGTGAATTAAGAACCATATGTCTGACAAGATCCTCTGATAGTGGTTCTGAATTTCTACCATTCAATTGAACCATTAAGTTAGAAATCATTATTTGGTTGAGGTCTACGATAATCATAATATTATTATATCAGTTTGTAGTGGTAAAGTCAAGCACTAATCCAAATTCATATCTGGATCAAACTCTATCTTTATTTCTTCTTCTTTTTCAACATT